TGAGTCGTGATGCCTTCCATGTCGCCATGGACTGCATCGTGCTCTTCGTCGTCCTCGTCAGGCTCGACACCTACGTCAGGGTCTTTGGCCTGGGTCTGAGCAGAAGTCCCAGCGATCATTTCATCGAACATGACCTTCTTGTCGTCACGTTCCTTTTGTCCATAAGCAGTGGAAATGCTGCCCAGTGATGCCGGGGCGTGTACGCTCTGCGAAGTTGCGTCCTTGATGAGGTCGGAAAAAAGGCTTGCCGACTTTTGTCCGTGCGCTCGGCGCCACATGCTTCCACAGATGGCCACAGCTTGCTTGTTATCGTCGGTCGTGCCCTCGTTCATGACGACGGGCACACACCTGCTGATGAACTTAGACTGGCTTTCACCGTCGCGAGGGCTAGGCATTGCTTTTCCTCAGCATGTGATTGATCATAGCGTCGCCTGGGTTGCCACCAATAGTGAAACCTTCATGACCGCGAGGTCCCATGGTCGTGCCCAGGAACTCGCGCACCACTTGCTTGGCCTCGGGTGTGTTCATGTCGGTAGCTGAGAGCTTACGCATCTTGGGCGGAACATAAAGATCGATCTTGGGAGCTGGAATAGGCTCGAGACCTTTGGACTTGCGCAGAATGTTGTGAGCCTTGCGGAATGCGGGAGACAGCTTTGCCCAGTTGGCTTCCTCGTAGGTCTTGCCACGAGTTTCCTGTTCGACCTTCACTCGCTTGATCAGCTTGGCTATCATGTAAGCTCCACATTCGCCCGTAGCAGCCAGGTAGCATCTACCGGGGGCGGCTGTTCGCCAACGCCTTCAAAGGTTAATCGCGCGCTGGTGGCCCAGGCGTAATTACCACTTATCAGGTCGCCAAGGAATTTGGCATCCTCGTCACTGACTTCTACAGTGATATAGGCTTTCATGGCCGTCCTCTTAGCTTCATGATTTCCTTGGCGACAGCCGACATGATCATGGCCTTGACTGACTCGGTGTCAGCAGCTGCTACAATGGCTACCGCAGCTGGGTCGGTTATGTCGGGCATGCCAGCTGCCCCACGCAGAAATTCTTGAAGCTCTTCGTCTGGAAAAAGGGGCATGCCGGCTTTGGCTAAGTTTGCAACGAACATGCCCAGGCTATCAAGGTCCAGACGCGTCGGCAATTCGGGAATATACTGTGGCATCAGGTTAGGGTCAAGGGCGTTCAAAACCCATAATCTAGGCAGTGCATGCCGGTTCAAGACGCCAGCGATAGACTGTAGCCAGCCTTGGATGGCCTGATAGAACATATCGACCTTGGTGACCGCCAGATTGTTCACTCCCCTCACCTCATGACCCATGACGAGGAAGTCACAGAGGAGGGTCGTCATCAGCTCGACCTTGTGGCGCATGATGGTCTTGTCGACTTCAAGGCTGCCACGACCGTGCTGTGGCGTCTCGAGCTTGAACTCATACATGCGCAAGGCCGTGGGCTTGCCTTCACCATCGACGTAGGGATCGGATGGTAGAACAACACCCATCTGCTCATCGACGCGGATATTGGTCACGATCTGCTTGTACTTTGCCAGCGCCAAGGCTGCCTGTGGATCAGTCGCCTTGCCGTTGGAGTCTACAGCGAAGGCGCGGTCTATAAGTTGGCTAGGCACGTACATGACAGGAAACCCGCCCATACGCTCGAACAGGATCGCCTCGAGCTCCTCGAGACGCTTGATCAAGTAATACGAGCGGTAGCCATTACGAAGAATTGATCGACCCTCTGGATTGTTCTTGTGATAGAATGGACGGAAAAGAAGCATCTTCTCGATTGGTACGTCGATCAGCGTGCCCACCCACGGCTGCTGTGTCGTGCCTCTTATCTGACCGTTCTCGTCGAAAAACCACTTGAGGATCGTATCCTGGCCTCTAATAGGCAGGCGTCGCCAGCCTATGCGCCCATCGTTGAACTCACTGGGCGCCGGCAAGGTCATGTCCTCGGCAGTCGGCATCACAAACCTGGTATCTGTGAGCTTGCTAAATCTGCGCTTATTGGCGTTGCGCAGACGACGCTTGTAAACAATCTCGTGGACCGAGAAACCATAATGAAGCATGGACAAGGCTTCGACTACAAAGTCCTCCCAGGTGTGCGACATATCCTTGCGCAACGAATCGGCGAAGTCCGCCTCAGCTTTAGCTGAGGCTGAGTCATTCGCTGGCTCGACGCGCCACTCCATCTTGCGCATCGACTGCAAGATGGCGAAGATCATTCCGCCTATGGTGGCGGAATTGTCGTACATCTCCCGATAGACGGTGACTGCCTGTCGTCCCAGGAGCTGTGGGAGAAATTCCTCTCGTACCCAACCGCCCCACTGCCTTAGGCCGTAGGAGCCATAGTCCCGGAACAGCATGTCCCGGTTTACGTCAGGAGGTATCCACCCGCCTGAGCCGTCGGTGGTTGGGTTATCAGCCACTAGGGGATACTCACATCAGTCGAGCGGAGTCTTTTGGCCTGCTTGATATACTGGGCGTTCAATTTTTGGATATGATTACGCACAGCCATGGCGTGGTACATATCGCCCCACCACTTATTAGCTACGGTGTTGGCGGTGTACTGAGGCTGTTCTGGGCCATGGAGCGCGTGACGTTTCCTGACCTCGCGCTTGTGACGCCTCCTGAGTGTGCCGCTACCGCTCATGCTGTTCCTCCACAGGCCAGGTCGATGTCCACACTGTCGCTCCCAGTGCCAGTATGGCGACACCGAAGAAGATGATGATCACAGCCGCCGTCAGGCTGAACTGCGGCACCGGACGGCGGCTGAAGGGAAGCCTCATTGGATAATGAAGCCGAAGTTATGCCATCCCAGGAGGAACAGCAGCGCGAACAGCAAAAGCTCGCTGGCGCGCAGTGCCCACGGATAGCGATCACCGCCCCAGCGGGCTGTGGCCCATCCGATAATCCAGAACAGCATGAGTACCCAGAAGATGACACCTTTCGGCATGATGACCTCCTATAAAACCCCGAGCAGCCACAGAACGAGCAAGATGACCACAATGGTCCCAAGCCCGATGCCGCCACCGAGATGGCCGCCACCATACCACCCCCCGCCGCCGAACAGCAGCAGGAGAATGATAATGACGACGACAAGTCCCAGAGGGCTCATGGGTCTAATCCTTGCAGTCGCGACAATCGTGGCGATAACGATCTACCGTTGCGTCGTCAGCGTCGCGGTCGTCCTTGTGATTGCTGCGCCAGAGGTCGCGAGCCTTACGCTGCTCGTCCTCCTTAAGGTCACGCGCCTTGCGAGCCGCCATTTCTTTCAGCTCGAGAGCTTTCTTGGCGGCATCCTCTCTGACATCGCCAGCCTTCGTGTCCGCGTCTTTCTTCGCGTCCAGAGCTTTCTGTCGCTCTGCCACTGGATCGGCAGCGAAGACGGGCGATGGTCCAACAACGGCCACGGCAAACAGCGCGGCAGTTGCGATCAACAGTGCTTTCATGGGAGTTTCTCCTTATGATGGTTTGGGCGCCGGCTACTTGTGCTTGTGGACGCCGGCCTTCTTGTCGGCAGCCTTGTCTTCGGCTGCTGTGGCGTATCGTTCGCCGGGGCCAAGCTCGTCGCCGTGACCGTGGGTTTCCTTGAGGCCAGCCTCTTCGCCACCCTCAGGCATCCAGCGTTCGCCTGGGCCAAGGCGACCTGAGCGGTCGTCTTCGTCGCGATCTCCACGGCCGCGTTCTGGCGCAGCGTGGGTTCCAACGATCATCGGCGTGTTGGCCATGACGTGCTTGGCGAGGTCTTCGGCCCTGGCGGCGAGAAGATCGGCCGTGGCCCGCACCGTCTCCTCGTGGCTGGCGACACTGCGAAACTTGTCCGCAATGTTGTGTATCAGCTTATGCACTCCATCGTGAATACGAGGAGCCTCGGTAACTCCGTCTACCATATGGTCGAAGTCGTTGCCCCGCGGGGCGGTATCTTCAGGCATGTTCTTTCTCCTTGCGGTTGACTTGATCCTCGAGACACCTATCACATTGTAAGGTCTCAAGCTCTTCGCCGGTCGTCAACTGACGACCACATTTCTTGCAATGGCGTTCAACTCGGTAGGCCATCTTTACCCCATCAGGAACCCGGCAGCAATTCTAATCCACACCCAATACAAGCAGGGTAACGCGACTAGAACGGCAATCACTATGAAGATGTGCGATGGTTCACCCATGTCACACCATCGTCTCGTGTATGCGCTGCAACAGCTGCCAGTCCCCGCTGTCGGTGTAAGGCTTCAGGTAAAGTTCCTTGGGGGAACGCTGGATTTGCTCGTGCTCCGTGCGCTTGTCGTACACGTCAAAGCCATCCTTATACTTCGGCCAGTTAATACCTCTGAGGACCACCATGTCGTGCTCGCCTACGGTGATAAGGCGATGTGCCCTTAGGTAATGATCGCCGTACATCTCGATGAAACAATGCTCGCCGCATTCATGAAACCAAATCTCAGAGGTCACGTCTATGGGCTTAGGCACAGGGAAATCGGTCAGCGGAAAATGACGGTCAACAAAAAGGGTGGACAGATCGTTTGATATGCCAGCGA